TGGAATTAAGTGGATAAAACTTAAAGAAAATCACAGATCTGATTTAGTAGGTCAAATACTCGATTACGAGTATTCTAAGTAAGCAGCCTGGTGCGCACAGGATCGAAGACAGGAATTACAGATCATAATGTCAAACATAATGATGTTGGCGTGGAGGTCCTCTAAATCGTAGGTTAGCACAGTTAGTAGTTCTGGGGGTATTCAAAAAACTACACACATCGTAGGGTGGACTGGAGATGGTTCCAGCTTGGTTTCATAAGCCAAATGACGAGGGTTCGAATCCCTCCCCTGCAACTAAAGATAAGAGTATGATATTACAATTAGATCCAATGATACCTATAAAAAGAGTATCTGACAACATGGAAGGATATGCGTTTCTTGTAATTGATTATTCACAAGAACATGACTTGTTATTTACATGTGCAATGGATGATGGTGAAATTTGGACATTAAATAATAAAGAGATAAGATTTTGTAAAAACATATCATTAGATAGAAAACAATAACCTGGGGGTGACTGGTTTTGACAGGTCATTAGTAGGTAATACAATCAGCCAGAGAGATAACTGTAAACTAAGGTGAATTAATTAAATGGCAATACTAACTTGCGTGTAGTGTCTCAAGGAGATAACGCACAAATCGAAGCTAACATGAACAAAGTATTCTCTTTATTAGGAGAAGAAGTTGCTGTAGCAGCCTAAATTAAAAAGATTTCTCTGTTAGATTAAACAGAGTGGTGGAGTCGTCAACTGAGTTGATTACCTAAAAGCTGTATAAATTGTATTATTGATCATGGTTTGGACAGGGGTTCGACTCCCCTCACCTCCACAAAATGTATAGTATATTGTACAAAATCATACAATATGCATGAAATAACCAACATTTTAAACAAATAATGGAAGTAAAAAAAGTAACTAAAAAACTAAGAGTCACTACTCCTGATGTAATTAAGTATCAGTTAATAACAGAAATAGTGTTTTTCAAAAAAGAACATCTTATTCCTTCTGATTTAGACATACTTATATTACTTGTGATGTGGGGACCAATGGAGTTAGTAGGTTTTTGCATGAATGCTGCAAAACAATTGTATCCTGAAACAGCTCCTGAAGACTTATCTGTACGGTCACAAAACGTACGTAACAGAATTGTAAAGTTAGAAAAAAGAAATATTGTGGTAAAATCTAAAACCGGCAGAAAGGTTATTAGTTTAAATCCTGATATTGATGTGCATTCAAAAGGTAACATATTGTTAGACTATAATTATTTAGCAGTTGAATCCAATAAAGCGTAAAACAATAGTAGAGAAGACAGCAACAGATTTAGATTTACCTGTTCAAATAGTTGATGAAATTGTATCTTTCTATTATAAAACGGTGCAAAAAAAACTATCTGCTGTTAAACATCACTCTATTGTTGTTCCCAATCTGGGAACATTTGTGATTAAACGAAAAGCATTAGAAGAAAAAATTAAAAAAAGTATATTGTTTGTACAAAAAATTGAAACAGATATTGATATTTCAGTACAAACATATGAGTTGATAATTCAAAAACGAAAAGATATTGCAGATTACCTGCAGTTGTTAGAGTTAATGAAATCAGAACAGAACAGAAAACAAGAAGTCAAACTTAAAAAACAAGAATTTAAAGATGGCAAATCCAATTAGAATCTGGAAAAATCGTGGGTTGATTATGGAAGGTATCAAGAACAATATGTTCAAGACAGCTCACGTAGAAAATATTGCATTTTTTAGAAATGAAATATGCAAGGATTGTGAGTTTATTGATAAAATTGGTGATTCATGCGCAGTGCCTACAACACAACCATGTTGTTCCGAATGTGGATGTTCTTTAAAACTAAAAACAAGATCTCTTGCATCTGAATGTCCAAAAGGATTTTGGAAAGCAGAACTTACAGAAGCAGAAGAACAAGAGCTTCTAAAACAAATAAAAGAATAATTATGGCAATATTGTTTGAAGCAGCAACACATTCTTACGTTTCGATAGATCCGCAAGACAAGACAAAATGGATTTCAGTTACTACATTGTTAGGTGGATTGAAGCAACCATTTGATTCTGAGGCAATTGCACTTAGATGTTCTAAAAATACTCGTAAAGATAACAAGTGGAAAGGCATGACTCCTGAAGCAATTCAGAAAGCATGGAAGCGCGAGTCAGATAGAGCATGTGCATTAGGTAACTGGTATCATGATCAACGCGAACAAGATATTGTAGGTTGTGAGACAATGGTTAGACATGATACAGAACTACCGGTTATTAAACCGTTACTTGATGGATTAGGTAAAAAGCTGGCACCGTTACAAAAGTTAATCAATGGTATTTTTCCTGAACACATGGTATATCTAAAATCAGCAGGCATATGTGGTCAATCAGATCTTGTTGAGGTTGCAAATGATACTGTTCATATTACAGATTACAAGACTAATAAAGAAATTAAAAAGGAATCATTTAAAAACTGGGAAGGTATCTCTAAAAAGATGCTTGGTCCAGTTTCGCATTTAGATGACTGTAATTTAAACCATTATAATCTACAACTCAGTATTTATATGTATATTATACTGAAGCATAATCCTAACTTAAAACCTGGTAAATTGATCATACATCATATTACCTTTGAAGAAGAAGATGAAAAAGATGAGTACGGATATCCAATTTTAAAAACATCTGTTGAAGGTGATCCAATTATTCGTGATATTGAAGTATATGAACTTCCATATCTTAAACAAGAAGTACTTGACATCTTAAGTTGGTATAAGGATAATCCAAATGCTGTAACTAAAAAATAAAAAAATGGTAAGACTATTTGATATTCAAAACGGAACAGTGGTTCCAAGTGAACATTGTTATGTACTGAGAGATTTAAAGATGATAATTGACGAGTATCCGGATGATTATCAAAATGTATTTGCGTATCTATTTTACATGACGTGTCCAAATCCTGATATGAATCCTTATTTTGATACGCAAGAACATGAAAAAGAAGAACTTATACTTTCGCAGCTTAATGTCAATTTTAGTACTGAAGATGACGTTATCGTCGAAGCTCTCAAACTTTGTAGTAAGTTGTATGAAACCCCTACGTTTCGCGCGTACATGGGTATCAAAAGTATGTTGGATCGTCTTGGGCGGTATATGGAGACCACTCCAATCGAGCACGGTAGGGATGGTAATATCAATTCTATGGTTAATGCTGCAGCAAAGTTTGAGCAAATTAGAATATCGTTTAAAGGTGCGTACAAGGACCTCATGGAAGAACAAAAATCTCAAGTGAGAGGTGGACAACAAGTTGCTTACGATCAAATGTAATATCATGAAAGACAACGCTTTATATAACTGGATGTTTCATTATAACCATCACACTGGTTTTTGGAATGCTTTTCATAGAGAAGACCATGCCGCATATTGGAATGGTACTCTACATGAACACAACATTTATCAACATACAGACATTACAGAACTCTTGAAAATTCTTAATACTTTTAAATGTATATAAATGTACCAACATATGATTATGTAACTGACGCATGGTCAACAACAGAATTTGCAACAAGAGAAGAATTTGTAAAATTTATGTGGTCTGTATTTAAAGAACCAGGTCAGTATGAATTTGATGAGTGTTCTCAGAAATTTAATGAACAAGCAGTATTGTTTAATAAAAATAACAAAGTATACTGCATTGCTCCAATGCGTTCTAAAGATTATATTGCATACTGGGATGACCAAAAGGCAAAGTGTAGAAATGGCGTCATCTATAAAAATGGTACCAAGACTTGGTATTTAGCCAGAGAATACTACATGTGGTTAAACTTTCTACCAATCTACGATAAAGAAGAAGCACGATTTGGATTTGCTAAAGTCAGAGATGCTCAGTATCACATGGCACTTTATGAAGAGATTGGAAGACACTCATACAAGCATGCTGTTATATTAAAGAAACGTCAGATTGCATCCAGTTACTACCATGGTGCAAAAATGATTAACTACTTCTGGTTTGAAGAAGGATCAATTAGTAAAATGGCAGGTTCACTTAAAGACTATATTAGTGAAAAAGGTACATGGCGTTTTCTCGAAGAATATCGAAACTTTCTTAATACATATACTGCATGGTACAGACCATGTACTCCAGATAAAGTTCTCAACTGGGAACAAAAAATTGAAATCAATCAAGGTGGTAAAAAACGTGATATTGGATTAAAGTCTGTTATCTTTGGATTAGTACTTGACAAAGATCCTACTAATGGAGTTGGGGGACCATGTACATTGTTTTATCATGAGGAAGCAGGTATTGCTCCAAAGATGAATACAACTATGGAATACTTACTTCCAGCAATGAAATCAGGTATGGTATATACCGGTCAGTTTATTGCTGCTGGTTCTGTGGGAGATCTTGCTCAATGTGAACCATTACGCGAGATGTTATTAAATCCTGATAGTAAAGACGTACTTGCTGTTGAAACTAATCTGTTAAACGACAAAGGTGAGATTGCACAATGTGGATTGTTTATTCCAGAACAATGGTCGATGCTTCCTTGTATAGACGAATATGGTAACTCTCAGGTAGAGAGAGCTTTAGAAATGATTCTTGAAGAAAGAATAGATTGGAAAAAGAAATTAAAACCAGATGATTATCAACTTCGTATTTCTCAGAAACCTATTAACATTGAAGAAGCATTTGCACATAGAACTAAATCTGTATTTCCATTGCATTTGGTTACACAACAAATAAGAAGAATCGAAGAAGGAGAATACTATAAAGAGTTTTTAGAATTATCACGCGATGAGACTGGTAAAGTAACCGCAAAAGAATCCAGAAAAATTCCAATATCTGAATTTCCATTATCTCCAAAAACACAAGATAAAGAAGGTGTGGTAGTTGTGTGGGAAAGACCAATTAAAGATCCAGGATTTGGAATATATTATGCATCTGTCGATCCAGTTGCTGAAGGTAAAACAAACACATCAGACTCCTTGTGTTCAATTTACATATACAAAACTTCACAAGAAATAACTACACACAAAGCAGACGGATCAATTGAATCTACAATTGAACGAGACAGAATTGTTGCAGCATGGTGTGGTAGGTTTGATGACTTAAATAAAACGCACGAGAGACTCGAACTAATCATTGAATGGTATAACGCTTGGACAATCTGTGAAAACAACGTCAGCGCCTTTATTCAGCACATGATAGCGCGTAGAAAACAAAAGTACTTAGTTCCAAAAACACAAATTATGTTCTTAAAAGAAATACAAGCAAACATGAATGTGTTTCAAGAGTATGGTTGGAAGAACGTAGGAACCATGTTTAAAGTAAACATTATTCCATATGGTAAGCAATTCCTTGAAGAAGAGTTGGATCATGAAACAAAAACAGATGGAACCATTGTTAAAACCACATATGGTGTTGAAAGAATACCTGATATTATGTTACTTAAAGAAATGGCTGCATATCGTGATGGACTAAACGTCGACAGAATTGTATCGTTTTGTGCATTGGTAGCATTTGCAAAAGTGCAAGAATCAAACAGAGGATATACAAAACGTGTTGAAAGAGAGGATGGTAATTTGGAAAAGTCAAATAAAAATGTTAAATTGAGAGTGAGTCCTTTTCGACATTATGGTACCACAAACTCAAATGGTAACACAATGCAAAGATCACGTAATCCGTTTAAAAACATTAGATAATAATATATAACTTCGTCAAAAATATATAAACTATGCCAAAAATATATAATGCGTTACAGTTAAAAGCTGGAGCAAAATCAGAGTATAACAGAATGGGTACAATTACCCAACCTGTTCAGTTTTTGTTGACAAAAGACAAAGACGTAACATGGGGTGCGTGGAATATGGACTGGCACGAAATGCAAGGACTAAAACAAATTAGACGTAATGCAAGACGTTTAATGAAAAACTACAAACTTGCAAATGGTATTATTGATAAGTCAGATTACATTGTTGAAGAAAACAATGAGATGGCAGAACTAATTGATACTCTAACAAAAGAAGACGAATCTGCGTTTGAGTTAAAGTTCTTTCCTATTATTCCTAATGTTATTAATGTACTTACCGGTGAGTTTGCAAAACGTAATGATAAAATTACATACCGTGCTGTAGATGATACTTCCTTCAACGAGATGGTTGAAATGAAAAGAAGCATGATTGAAGAAACTCTTGTTAGTTATGGTGAACAAAAAATGCAACAGACAATCCAACAAATGGGAATGGACTTGCAAGATCCAGAACAAGCACAACAGGCACAACAAATGATGTCGCCTGAAAATATAAAATCATTACCAGAAATAGAACAATTTTTTAAAAAAGACTATCGTTCTATGATTGAGCAATGGGCATCGCATCAGCATGAGGTTGATGGTGAGCGTTTTAAAATGAGTGAGCTTGAAAATCTTGCATTTAGAGATATGCTTATTGCAGATAGAGAATTCTGGCATTTTAAAATGAACGAAGATGATTATGAAATTGAACTGTGGAATCCATTATTAACATTCTATCATAAGTCTCCAGAAGCAAGATATATATCTCAATCAAACTGGGCAGGTCGTATGGACCTTATGACTATTTCTGATATCATTGATAAGTATGGTTACATGATGAACGAGGAGCAGCTTGCTGCACTTGAAGTAATTTATCCAGTAAAATCTGCAGGATATATGCTTCCAGGTGTTCAAAATGATGGATCATTCTATGATGCTACGCGCTCGCACGAGTGGAATGTAGAAGGACCTTCTCTTGGAATGCGTCAGTTTATTGCACACAGAGATGCAATCTTAAATACAGGTGATGATATTATCTATAGAATTTTAAATGAGTCTGAAGACTTAATGGACTTTAGTAATTATTCATTACTACGTGTAACAACTGTATATTGGAAATCACAACGAATGGTTGGACACCTTACAAGAATTGACGAAGAAGGTATTCCAATGGAAATGATTGTGGATGAAAACTATAAAGTTACTGACAAACCTTTATATGACAACACTGTACTTAAAAACAAATCAAAAGATAACTTATTATATGGGGAACACATTGATTGGATATGGATCAATCAAACGTGGGGTGGTATCAAAATTGGACCAAATAGACCATCATTCTATGGTAATAACGACAGCACTGGATTTGCTCCAATATATCTTAATGTACGCCCGGTAAGATTCCAATTCAAAGGTGACTTTACATTGTATGGTTGTAAATTACCAGTTGAAGGCGCTGTATTCTCAGACAGAAATACCAAGTCGCGTTCTCTTATTGACAAGATGAAACCGTATCAAGTTGGATATAATTTAGTTAATAATCAGATTGCAGACATATTAGTAGATGAATTAGGTACAGTAATTATGCTTGATCAGAATGCATTACCACGTCACTCAATGGGTGAAGACTGGGGTAAAAACAATTTGGCAAATGCATATGTTGCAATGAAGAATTTCCAAATGTTACCGTTGGATACATCTATAACTAATACAGAGAATGCATTAAACTTCCAGCATTATCAAGTATTAAATCTTGAACAAACACAAAGGTTGTTATCTCGTATACAACTTTCTACATATTTTAAAAATCAAGCATTTGAAGCAATTGGCATTACACCTCAACGACTTGGTGGACCAACATCTCAAGAAACTGCTACAGGTGTCACTCAAGCATTGAATCAATCTTTCTCACAAACAGAAATGTACTTTGTACAACATAGTGAAAACTTGATGCCTCGCGTGCACCAGATGCGTACGGATCTTGCACAATACTATCACAGTAATAAACCAAGTGTTAGACTGCAGTACATGACTTCTATGGATGAAAAAGTTAATTTTGAAATCAATGGTACTGAGTTATTAGCAAGAGAATTGAACGTGTTTACTTCTACAAAAGTAAATCAACGTATGATTACAGAACAAATACGACAACTTGCATTATCTAATAATACTGCCGGTGCATCTATTTATGATCTTGGAAACATCATCAAAGCTGACTCTCTTGCTGAAATTGATCATACACTTAAAGCTGTTGAAGAAAAAGTTAACAAACAACGTGAGCAAGAACAACAAGGTCAACAACAAGCAATCCAAATGCAACAACAAGCAGAAACTGAAAGACAAGATAAGAGACTTGCTTTTGAAGCTGAACAAAATCAATTGGATCGTGAGAATGATTTACGTGAAGCTGAAATACGTTCTGCAGGATATACAGGTATGCAAGATATGAATGAGAATAAACAATCTGACTATATTGATACCTTGAAGTATCTTGACGAAAAGAATGCAAAAAGTGAAAACATTGCGTTACAACGTGATAAGGAACTTAATCAACAAGTAAACGAGCAACGTAAAGCTAACTTAACACAACAAGAACTTCAAGTACGTGAGCGAATTGCTGATAAACAAGTTCAAATTGCAGCAATGAATAAGAATAAATATGATCAAAAAAGTACTTCAAAGAAGAAGTAAAATGAATCATAGCGTTATAGTCGAAAAAAGTTAAAATTATTTTTGCATAATATTAAATCTTTAAGATTTATTATGTAGATTATATATGAAGAAGAATTGAAAAATAACTAACAATTAAACAAATGAGTACAGACACGAACAACAACTCGACAGTTGATAATGTAAGTATCGACAACATTGATGACTTTTTACCGATGCCTGGTGCAGAAAGTATTGTAACATCTGATGATGAAGATGATGATAAACCTAACTTGTTTTCATCTAACAACAAGTCAGTAAACATGGATTTCTTAGATGATAATTCAAAAAAGAAAAACAGTGACGAAGATGAAGACACAAGTCAGGCAATTGCAGAATTAGATACTGCATTAGAAAATGGTGATGATGATGAGGAAATCAAATCAAAACCAGGAAGAAAGAAAACTGATAAAAGTGGATTAGTTGATTTCTTAAAGAAAAGAATTGAAGGTAATGAAATGTTTGCCTTTGATGATTTTGATGATTCGAAACAATCATTAGATGATTATCTTGGAGGTCTTTCTGAGAAAGATGTTGAAGATTTATGGAAAGCAAACGTAGACAACATGAAAAATGAAGTTGCTGCTGCTACACCAAAAGAGTTCTTTGAAAGTTTACCTGAAGAATTACAATATGCTGCAGAGTATGTTGCTAAAGGTGGACAAGATTTAAAAGGTCTATTTAGAGCACTTGCACAAGTTGAAGAAGTTAGAACGCTTGACGCACGTCAACCAGAGCACCAAGAAATAATTGTTAGACAATATTTACAAGCATCTGGGTTTGGAGGTGGAGATCAAGAACTAATTGAAGATCAAATTCAAGAATGGTTTGATAATGGTAATTTGCAAAAGAAAGCAATTCAGTTTCAACCTAAATTGAATGATATGCAAGAAGAAGTTGTACAAGCAAAACTTGCACAACAAGAATCTTACAGACAACAACAACAACAAAAGAAAGAAGCTTATATGCAAAACATATATGAAACTTTAAAACCTTCTGAGTTGAATGGTGTTAAAATAGATGGTAAAAGACAAAAGATGTTGTGGGATGAACTTACAACAGTTAAATATGAAAGTCTTACTGGTAGACCAACCAACTTGCTTGGTAAACTATTAGAAGATTATCAGTTTGGTCAAAAACCAAGATACGATTTAATTGCTGAAACATTATGGTTACTTTCTGATCCGGAAGATTACAAAGAAAACATTAGAAAACAAGCAAAGAATGAAGTTGTTCAGGATACAGTTAAAAAGTTAAAAACAGAAGAAGCACGTAAACTGTCTTCTTATGTTAAAGATGACGAAGTAGATGAAAGAACACCTTCAAAAAGATTGAGTAAACCTCAAAACATATTTAGTAGACGATAATTAACAATAAACAATATTAACCTTAAATTAATTTAATTACAATGGCAACACCTGTTTTAAACAATGGTCTCTTCTTGCGTGATACAACTTACAAGGTAAGTTCGCATGTAGACTCTTACCATTTGCAAAACATGCTTAAAACTTCAGAACCTATGGATTTAGGTCCTGTAGATCTTTGGGCAATGACGCAAAAGGTAGAAATGCCTCTTTATCAGATGGCATCTTTTGGTGGTAAAAACACCATAATGGTAGACAATGCTCGTGGAGAGTACAAATGGCAAACGCCAATCGTACAAGATCTTCCGTACATTGTTGAAGACGTTGAACCTACTCAGACTGCTTTAGGAGCTGACGGAGTTTTGTTCAAAATCAAAATTAACAGACGTATATTTGGATCAGGTGATATCATCACTTATGACAAATATAAAGGTCTTGAGCTTTACATTGTACCTTCAGAGGACATTCTTCCAACAGGAGATGGTTTTATCTACACAGTACAATTAGTAAACAACAACAACACTGCTACTTTAGATAAAAAGTATCTTAAACCAGGAACTAAATTCTTCAGAAAAGGTTCTGCTCGTGGTGAGTATGGTGAAAGATTTTCAGATATCGGAGAATTGCAAAATGGTTTCCGTGAGTACTACAACTTCGTAGGAGGTGCTGAAGCTCACGTACACTATTCAATTTCATCTCGTGCTGACATGATGATGAAAGGTGGATTGAATGCAGACGGTACAGTTCCTGTAACTGAAATCTGGAGATCATTTGATAAAAACCTTGACCCATCTATCACTAAGATTGATGACATGGTAAAAGCAATGGGTAAAGATTGGATCAAAAAATCATATGATAATGGTAATTTGACTCGTTCATTCGTTACTAACTTAGAAGCAGCTCACTTATCAAAAGTTGCAAATGACATCGAAACTTACTTAATGTGGGGACAAGGTGGTAGAATTAAACAAGACGGTCCAGATGATATTAGATTATCAGTAGGACTTTGGTCTCAATTAGATAACTCATTCAAGAGAATCTATAACAAGAATACATTCAACTTAGAGTTGTTCCGTTCTGAGATCTTTAACTTCTACAATGGTAAAGTTGAATTCAAAGGACCAGATCCAGGTCGTCAAATCATTGTTCAAACTGGTATGGCTGGTATGAGAATGGTTAACGAAGCAATCAAAAAAGAAGCATTTACTGCTAACTTAGGTTCTTCTTACTCTGGATTAGTTGCGAACATGGATAAGTCTGGTGTTGGTGCTATTACAGGTAACAACGCAATGGACTTAAACTTTGGATTTGCTTTCACAAGCTACACAATTCCTTTCTTGGCAAATGTTAAGTTTGTATTGAATCCTGCGTTTGACAATGTTCACACTAATGATATTGAGAATCCTATCATTGATGGATACCCATTATCATCTTACAACTTCATTGTATTTGACATTACTGACAATACTAATGATAACATCTTCTTGTTAAAACTTAAATGGGATAGCGAGATGAAATGGTTCTACCAAAATGGTACTATGGACTATATGGGTAGATCTCAAGGATTTGCATCTTCTGGAAACTTCAATGGTTATAGAGTATTTATGACTCAAACTATGCCAAGTATCTGGGTTAAAGATCCAACCAAAGTATTAAAAATTGTTATGAGAAACCCAATCACTGGTGGATCATTCTAATATTAACTTGTACTCCTGGGGATATAGTGTCCCCAGGTAAGTACATTTAATAAAAAATTATGAGTACAAAAGTTGTTAAAGGAAGACTAATATCTGTAGAGAATAGAGATAGAACATTTGGTTCTTCTGCTTATTATATAGCTGTTCAGGTTGAAGATGCAGATGGAGGAAACGAAAGATGCATTTTATTCACTGATGCAGAGATTGCAAAAGCTGAAGAAAGAGCAAAAAGAAATCCTGAAGATCTTACAGAAAAAGGATTTTTTACAAATTTATTAGACTAATAAAAAATAAGAAATCATGAAAGGAAAGAACAATGCAGCAATGAGTAATAAGATAGTAGTTAAAAAACCTACTTCTCCTCAGTCTGGTCCAAAAACTCCAATACTTAAAGGTGCTACACCAAACAAGTATAAAAAATGCTAAATTTGCGTAAGCAAAAAAGAGATACCCTCTCTCCCCGAAGTTGACATGGTCTACTTCCGTACCTGCAGAAATGTAGGTACTCCTCCTAAGATGTAACAACCTTGACGTGGTTTAGGAGCTTTAAACTAAGAGTTACAAAAAACAGAGAAAAGAAGAATACAACCAACTTAATTAAACAAACATGGAAGTAACAGTAATCGACAAACATCAGTCGTTAAAAAGAAACAGTTCATTGACAATTAGACCATACGTGGATAACGAGATGGCAAACATGGGATTAGAAAAGTATCAGATGGCACTATTTGAAGGAGTGTTTCATGAAGAATCATTAGCGTGTCTTGAATACAATGGTATTAGAAGATATGTATCAGGATTAAATGAATTTGCTCCTGAAATCAAATTGATGAATCCTGATGATGCTGAAGCAGCTATCAAAGACATTAGAACTACTGTTGCACAATTAGAAAGAGAATTGGCAGCAAATGTATTAGATGTTAATGATGTAGACTTTTGGAATAAATGTAAATTACTTAGACCTGATAATGATGAGTTCTGGAGTAAAATTACAATGAGATTTGGTAATGAACCGGTTTATTTAGACCCTGTTACAGATCCATATGATCTTATTAAGTTGCGCGCAATTGAAGCTGGTGGTTTTTCTATTGTTGCAAAATCATTAGAAGTTGCAAGAAATGCATCAGTACCATACAAGTTTTATTTAGACAAGTATGAAGAAACTGCTTCTATTAGAACTGAAGTTAAGAAACTTAGAAATAAAGCATTATCAGAATTACAAAAATTATTTGATAAAAATGCTAACAAGTTGTTCTACATATGTAAAGTGATTGATGGAAATTCAACACAATACAAAAAATCTACACCACTTGATGTGATGTATGAGAACATGGATAGCTATATTAATGGTGACACTGTTGATAAAGATAAACGTAAAACAGCTGGTAAGTTTATAGAGATTGCTGCTTTAGACATGGAAACATTGAAATTAAGAGCAATTGTAAAAGACGCAAACTTTTACAAATTAATTTCAACAAGAGGTGATGGTTATATTTACCATTTAAAATCTGGAACCATGTTAGGAAAGAATCCTTCTGATGTTGTAATGTTCTTGAAAAATCCATTGAATGATGAGATTTTATCAGAACTTACATTGACAACAGAATCATATTGGAACGTATAATTAAAATATAAAGACATGTCATTCAATAAAAAACAATTAGGTAAAGATGCTGCAGAAGCAAAAAAACCTATTAGCAAACAACAACAAAGACCAATAATTGCAACAAAAAGTCTTGCTACTCCAAATGTAAAGAAAATGGGTGGCGGTATTAAAAGAGGTTGTTAAAACTAAGTAATCATGGCAAAGCAAATGATTAAACGCGCAGATGGTTCTACTTCTCAAAGAGGTCTTTGGGATAATATTAGAGCAAACAAAGGTTCTGGAAAGAAACCTACAGCTGAAATGTTGAAACAAGAAAAAAAGATAAAGTCAAAAGGTAAATAATGACAAATAATTTATTACAAATAAAACTTAAACAACGGTTGAATAAGTTGTCATCATTTGATTATGATAATATCGAATGTTGGCAAGTTGCTGAAGCGTTTAATAAAGCGCAACTTGAATGGTTACGTAGACAAGTTCATGGACATAATCAAGGAAAAGAAGGTGATGAATCTACAAAGATGAATATTGATGATGTTCAACGTATGTTGGTTGATACTGGAATAACTTGGAGTGCAACAGAGTATCCGTTGTTTTATGAAACAGCTCCATTACCAAGTAATTATTTGTATTTCAAAAGAATATCAGTAAACTGTTTATCAGATTGTTGTCCTGATCCAAGACCAATGATTACATATCTTGCACAAGTAGGAGATGTTGATAATTTATTAGGTGATAATTTTAGACAACCAAGTGCTGAATGGGGTGAAACTTTTTGTACGATACAAGACAACAGGATTAAAATATATACAAATGGTGAATTCAAATTGAGTACACCGGTATTGTATTACTATAGAAAACCTGCTGACATTGCATTTACAGGATGTATGAATCCAAACGATGGTTCAATTTATACAACTGACACAATCTGTGAATTTAAAGATGACATTGTCGAATTGATTATTGATGAAACAGCATCTATTCTTGCTGGAGACATTGAGTCAATGAATCAATATCAAAGAAACAAACAAAACGCAACATTAAATAATTAGAAAATATGGATTTTGCAGGAAATTATAAATTAAAAAGACCAGGTAGTTCTGGCTCATCTCTTGAAGGACAAACGTCTATGTTAGTAGGTGAATTAATGAATGCTGCTACAAGTTTTCACAAGTTGCATTTAAAAGTAACAGGATTAGGTTCATTTGCTTCTCACAAAGCATTGAACGAATTATACGATGCATTACCGGGACATGCTGATGATTTAGCAGAAGGATTTCAAGGTGCATCAGAAAAATTATTAAATTATGAAGATTCTGCTCCAAGAATTTTGAATTCTGTAGAAGAAGCATTATCTTATATAAGAGAATTGTATCAACAAGTCAATACTTTACAGACAGTTATGCCTTACAGTGAAATTGTAAATGACCTTGACACAATCAAAAGTACAATGAATGGTATCAAATATAAACTACTATTCTTAAAATAAAATTTTTATTAACTTTAAATATATTGTAAAATGGCTTATTTTCCACATGCCTACCAGAAGGCTTTAGTTGCTAACTCTTTAGTTGCAACAGCTGGTACTGCAAGTTCTGCTTTAACTGCAGGTCAACTTGCCTTAATTAGTGCAACGACCAACGCGTCTGTTGTATTATCAGGTGCATCACCTTCTTATTTGACAACTCCACTTGCGTATTTAGCACAAGGTAGTTTTCACACTGTAGACAAATTAGGACCTTATCATGGAGGTTACAAAGAGTCTGTAAAATCTAAAGGTATTAATCCTAAGTACATCAGTTCATTTACTGTATCTGAACCGTCAAATCCTGTACAAGACATTCTTCAAGTACCTGTTACTGCTGGATGTAAAGTTACTTGTGACACTACTTACAGATTAAGAATTGATCTTAAAGGTTCTCCTGCATTACGTTTCTTAACTCACAATGCTTACTTTACATTAGATGCTTATACAGGATGCTGTGATGAAGCTAAAAATAATGTAGATCCAAATATTGTATTGTTAGGATGGGCAGACAGATTGGCTTTATACCCAACTGTTAAAGATTTTGTACAAGGAACTGTATGGAATAGAGTGTTAGTTGCTGGTGTAGCTGCTACTTCTACTGCTGCAGGTACTGCTGGTATTATTACTGTTACAGACAGAACTGGTATTGCTGCTGGTGATAGAGTAATCTTCACTCCGACTACTGCTTCATCTGCTACAGGTTCTACTATCAATGGTAACTTGTTTACTGTTGGTACTGCTGCTGCTACAGGATTTAGTGTAGGACAAGTTCTTACTGGAACTGGTGTTGCTGCTGGTACAACTATTGTATCTTTAGTTACTGGTGGTGGTGGTACAGGTTCAACTTTTACAGTTAACATTGCACAAACTGTTGCTTCAACAACTATTACTTCTGCGTCTCCTTTGACTGCATATGTTTCTACTGCTCATGTTCCTGCTACAGGTGCTGGTACAGTACAACTTGTTGCTGCAAGTAATCTTCAAACTCCAAGTACAACAAACTTAGGTACAATAACAACTACTGCCGGTACTGTTACTAAAATCTATGATGCAATTAACTCAACGACTTACGTGCCTTTAACTGGTGCTACTGCTCCTGATACTGTTGATTCATTCTTAGAAATTGTAGGTGCTTATGTAGACACTGTATTTGGTGACTGTTCTTTTGCTCCAAGAGATCACGTAGAATATCAACCAATTGAAATCTATGCTTCTGTTACTGCATTGGATCCATTAGGAAATCAATGTTTAGCACAATGCTTTAATCCTGCTGAAGTTCAACAAGCTATCCAAGGTAGAGGATTTGGTGAAACACTTATCAGAGAGTTAATCTTAGCTAAGAGATACCAACAAGAACCATGGCAGCAAGATCCTCGTTTGAGAGAGGTTCTTGATTATAGTCCATTTGCTGAAGTAACACGTGCAAATAAATACCTTATTTACAACTTGTTACACAGTGTTCCTCGTAAGAGCAATCCTTCTGGAACAATGGATAATGATCAATACTTAATCAGAATCTTTGTACCTCAATCTGTAGGTCGTTTGACTGCTCTTGAGCAAGGTATAGGTAACTGGTTATCTACTGCTAATAACTGGGATTGTGGTTTCACAGTATTACCGTAATCATAAAGCTTATAAACAAATCAGAGGAAGTATTAATTTGCTTCCTCTTTTTTGTTTTATTTAATTTTTTTTTGTAAATTCATATTGTAGTAATGATATAAATATAAATGAGTTATGGCGATTAAACATCATCTTTGTTTGGATATTCCAGAAACAGCATGTGAAAATATAATTAGAATATTAGATGCATCTGTATATGGAGAAGGATTGGCGATTGATTGTCCAAGACTTGATATATATTTACCTGGTTTTTCTTTACCAATTTATTACACAGAAGATGATGGTCTTGCTCCAAATTTTGTGTTGAATCTATCAACGTCAGACTTAGGAATAACTGCACCAAATACAGATCCAGGAATCCTTCCTGATGGATTATATACAATTAGATATAGTGTATCTCCTAACGATCTTGTTTTTGTACAATACTATCATTTAAGAACAACACATTTAGTAAACACATATTACAGAGAAATTTGTAAAGTACAATTACAAGCATGTGAACCTACTGCAGAACAACACCAAAAAATGCATGATTTAAGATACATTAAAATGTATGCTGATGCTGCAAAAGCAAAAGCAGAATATTGTCATGCACCGGTTCAAGCTGTAGAGATGTATGAATATGCAGAAAGATTGCTTGCAAAATATCTTACTGGATGTTGTATAACATGTAATCATTAACTTTTAAATACCAAAACCAATGGCACAATGTAATAACTGTAAAACTACCTTAAGCTGTGGATGTCAAAACAGAAAGGCTTCTAATGGTGTACAAGTATGTTCAAATTGTTTAACACAATACGAGCAACAAATTGCAGCATTAAAAAATAATCAAACACTGAATAAAAATAAATAATGAATTCATCTGAACATAGTTGTACATCGTCAGAATTAGTACGAATAAATGAAGTATTTGCACAAGCTGTGTATGCAAAATATAAGCAAAAGAGGTATGGTTTAAAAAACTGCAGTGCTCTTATTGACGCTGATTTTGCAGATGATTTGCGCAATCTATTAATTCGTGCAACTGAAATGGAAGCATGTTTATGTATAATGAGCAACGGTTGTTCATTGTCAGCAATTAAAGAAAAAATAAACACATTATAAACATGGGAGTACCAGTAAATAATCCAGGTTCAAACAGAGAAAACTGTCCAAAAATATCTACAGCATGTGTGATATGGCAAGGACCAAATATTCCTTGTATAGATTTATGCGCTGGTGATGCTATAGATGAAGTTGTATTTAAACTTGCAACTTACTTATGTGAGTTGTCAAAAAATATTTTTGATATTGAGAATGTTAATTTCACATGTTTATTACCACCAGACGTTCCAAAAGAAGACATACCAACAAATCTTGAACAATTAATTCAAACAATAATTAATTATTCTTGTGGTGTTGAGGCTGTTGGGTTACGTTCTGCATCTGCTTCTACATTATTATCTGGAGCAAGAGTTGTAGGCGAGTCTTCTTCAAATGAACCTATTATAGAATTACCAGATGGCATTGCTTATTTTGATGAAAATGGTGATTATATAAAAGTATTAGAACAATCTAAATATATTAAAGTTGCTGCAACTAAATTAGCAGAAACTATACTTTTAATAAACACAACTCAAGGTAGAATCTTTAATGCTGAAAAAACAATAAAAAGTTTAGAAAATACTGTACAAAAGTTACAAGTTAATTCTTCTACTTCAGATATATATGTAGTATCTCAATGTGCTTCAAGTGGTACACCGGGACAACAAATTTTAATTCAAGATGCATTTACAGTATTTGAAAGAAACTATTGTAATTTAACTTCTGTAATAGGAACTACAACAACTTTATACAATGGTATAAATTCACAAATTGCAAATCTTTCTAATTTACCTCAGTTGATGAACGGATCATTGCAAATGAAAACATTACCAAGATGGTCAGCTTCTGTAAACAATATAGGTAATTCATTAACGAACTTATGGTTAACAATTGGTGACATGAGAAGTAAGATAATTGAAATCGCAAATGCTACATTTGATGTTCCTTGTGTTTTAGTGTCTCCTGAAAACATAACAATGGGTTCTGTCAATGAATATTATGGGCAAGTTTTTTGGGAAAAACCATCTGTAGATAGTGTTCAGGTACCTACATCGTATCTTATTGAAGTTTATGATCTAAAAGATACGGAATTAAAAAATCCGTTGTTTTCAAAAACTCAATCAGAAAATAAAACAAACACTGTAAATATTACAAGTGAAAATATAACAGCTGACATTGAGTATCTAATACAAATTTCTTCAATATATAAATGTGGAAAATCTAAACCTTCAAGTTTAGTAAGTAAATTACTTACAACAACTATTTATTTTGAAACTTTAGCAAACATTAATAGAGAATCTTTTGAAGGAAGTTGTGTTAATAATAATAATGAAGGTGAACGATTAGATTACACTGGTTCAAAAGGTTCATTGTTTTTTGAAATAATAAATATTGCTACAAAATTAAAAGTTCCAAATGAAACAAGAAATACTTTAAATATTATTGCAAGATTTGCAATTTTAAGTTGTGAAAATAGTTCAGAAACTGCATATGAAGACGTGACATTTGAAATTTTACCAGGTGAATCTCAATCAAACACTTATGAGTTTATTGCAGAAAAATATACAAATTGTGTTGATGGTTCGTGTGGAGCATATAGTAAGTATTTATTATGTGGTGTATTTGTTTCTAATCCTGTGATTCAGTTTGATTCTAAATACGGTAGTTGTAAATAATAAAAATTAAAAAAATATATAAAATGGCATGTACAGATCCTAATTGCAATTCAGCATGTAATTGTAATCAATGTTGTCCTCCAACTCCACCACCGGTTCCACCGACTCCTCCTTCATGTGAAGGAACGGATTGTGTTGAACTTTATGACGGAAATTGTGTAATATATACTGGTACTGATCTTAATTGCATTGGTATCCAGACTAATGATAATATTAATACTATTGTACAATTATTGGCAACAAGAATTTGTGATTGTTGTTTAAGTAGTACTTTGTCAATTGAAAAAACAGCAAGTGATTTGACTCCACTTGTTGAATCTGAAATTACATTTACAATTGTTGTAAGTAATGCAGGTAACGGTACACAAACAAATGTTCTTGTTGAAGATACATTACCATCAGGATTTGAACTAATAAGTTATACTGTAACAGATGGTTCATATACAGGTGGTCTATTTTGGTTAATTGGAAACATGGCTCCATATCAAGTATCAGTGTTAACAATGGTTGTTAAGGTTAAATGTTCAGGTCTTTATGAGAATGTTGCATTTGTAAGATCTGATCAAACAGAAGAAATACAATCAGGGGTTACAGTTGTACCAGAAGTATTGTGCACAAGTTGTTGTGAAAATCCAATTACATATTTCTTAAACTATGCTTTACTAACAGCAGGTTACACTAATAACAATTAAAAATTAAAAAAAATGGCAGGTAGTATAGAAATATTTGATTCAGCAGTAGAAAGCGGACTTATTTTAACAAAGTTTAATTTATGTTGTCCAGATTGTGATGGTCCTTATTATTTAAGTAATTATAATGATTTTCAGGCATTTTATGAAGTTTACATAAATGCTCAAGATAATGGAAACGATGTAGGTGATTTATGTTGTCTTTCTGTATTTCTAAGTACAGAAGATCTGCTAAAATTTTTAGAAAGTTATGGTCCTGATTTTCCAGATTTACAACATATTCCGACATCATATGGTGATGCTTATACACAATGTGGAGCAACATCTGATTTCATGTTTTATATAAATCAGTTAACTATACTGTTAGGTAATATTAATCCTGGTCAAAGTTTTATTCAAGCTTATGTTGAACAATTTGGAATATTAGAAATTAACACTATTGGTGGTCACAGTGGATTAAAATTTATATATGAATTTTTATTATCAACAGGACTTTCACAATCTGAAATGCAAGATATGTTTTTCATCATTATGGGTAATCCTAAAAATGAAGAAACTATTAAAGGACTTTTGATAAGATGTGTTAATGATGATATTTTAATATCACATGCTGATTCATATTATGGATTTTTAGAAAATTATTTTGGTTCTAACTTGTACTTATGTTTACAAACTCAAAGAAATAGACAAGGTACTGTCACTACATATACCTATTCAAATATTTTACCAGAACCAACTTTAGTAAATGGTCAACCATTTTATGTAATTAATTACAATGAAGGCGGAGTGGTAGGAAAGTATTATGTATTTTGGAGTACTGCAAATAGTAGATGGGAAGTTTGGAGTGGATTTAATACTACTACAAACGTAGGTACTGGAACATTCCATTCATCATTATCAAATCCTTCATTAGACTTACTTTTAACTGCAATTAATTGGGATGACCAGGCAAGTATAGATCAAGGTGTTGTACTTGATTCAAGTTTAAAAGTAGAATGTATTGGTAGATGCAATTTTAGAGGTTTAGCTGCACGTATTGCTGACCCTGTTGCAAAAAAATAAATAAATAAACAACTATAAAAATATATAATCATGCCTTGTTTAAGTCCTTTTAAAAAATTTATTGAAGATTTGTTTGAAGCATATGATGCGTCAGGTCAAAGTGATGATCTTTCTACATTTATGGGTAATAATGCTGATGATATAATTCAAAACAATCCTGTTGAATTTGGTATTTATCCAACTCCTGAATATTGTTGTCCAAGTTGTGATGCAATAGATGATCCTTGTGGAAACATTTATTTTTTAGGAAACGTTATTAGTTTTTTACAACTGGCAGAATTTAAAAGATGGACTGGTAATCCGGGAAGTGTTCCATGTTGTTATAATTTTATGGGACATTATAAAATAATATTAAATTTAGAAAGCACAATGTGTTGGTCATCTATTGAAAGATGTTGTAATGAATTTGATAATTGTTTTAAAACATTTGAAAATAATGCACCACTTGCTTGTTATTATAAATTGTTACAGTCAGGTGTTGTTGAATACGGTGCTATCGATGATCCTGATAATATTTGTTTTTTAAAAACTTATTTAGATGATAGGTATGAGGATCCAGAAGCAACCTGTAAATTTATTCAAGAAATTTTAGCAATAGGCATTTTAATTGTTTGTCCTGTTGGTGGTGATGAAGTATGGGTATTAACTAAGGATACTTATGCAAAATGGTGTGATTCTCAACAACCATAATAATATTAAAAAATACAAATATGTATCCAAATAATAACTGTGACGATTGTCCACCATGTCCTGGTACTATAACACCATTACCGCTTCCAGATTTATCTGGATTATGTGGTGATGAATATAATGCTGCTTGTGTAATATATACAGGTCCAGATATTACTTGTTTAGGTATTGAATCTGGAATGACTTTTTTAGAAGTATTAGCTATTTTTAATAATATTTTACCTGGTTGTGATTGTTGTGAAAAAGTACCAGTAAACTGTGTTGTTGGACCATGGGGTCCATGGAGTCAATGTGAATGTTATTATGAAGATGAGTTATTAGTTTGTGGCAGAGAAACACGTACAAGAAGTGTTATTACACCTCCTCAAAATGGAGGAACAGCTTGTCCACCATTAGTTGAATATAGACCATGTGATCTTCCAGATGTATGTTTTACTTTTGGTAGTGGTTTATGTGAGACACAACCTGATCCTATACAGATATTAGCATCACCTGCAGGTTTACTTAATGGTAAACCATATTATAAATTAGAATTTTTTTGTGAGTCAGGTGCACCTGATCTTTATGTTTGGTATAATGATAATACTGAGTTATGGCACATAACACCTACTTTAAATGAGACTGATGGCGAATATCAAACATTAAATAATAATAGTAATTATTTACCAATAAGTAATAATACTACACAAAGATGGAGTACATCTGAAAGTGGTCAGAATTATTTAATTAGTACACAAACAACAACATGTCCTGATGTAAAAATATGTTTTCAATATACTATTATAATATATAATAGTGGCGGTCTTACTGCACAAGCATTTACATATTATACATATATTGCACCTACCTTTTTAGGAGGAGGAAGTTTTCCTGTTTATCAATGGAGTATTAATACACCTGATGGTGTATATAATATGCAAGTTAGTTATGGTACTGAATGGCTTCATATTATTGAAGATCCAGATGGTAACTATAGTAATGGCAACATTTTACTTACAAATACTTTTTTTCCTGTTAGTACATCAACTGTTGAATGGATAGGAGATGAAGGTGTTATAAGTTCAATGCAATCGTCTACATTAGGAGGTCCATGTGTTCAACCACCAGATGTTCCTTGTGTGCTTGATTGTGGACCATGGTCTGCATGTGTAGGAGGTACGCGTACACGTACATGTACTGTTACAACTCCTCCTTCAGGAAATGTTCCGCCATGTCCTCCACTTTTACAAACAGAACAATGTTCTGTACCTGCATGTTTTCCTCCTACTGCTGTTGTAGCAACTCAAACAGGTTCTGCAGTTGTTATATCATTTACTGGTGTTTCTGGTGCAGCAAGTTATCAAGTAAGTTACTCAATTGATGGAGGTACTCCGGTAGTTTTATCAGGAGCATCATCTCCAATAACATTACCATATACTTGTGACGCAACATATACAGGAACCATTGTTACACAATGTACAAATGGTTTAACAAGTAGTCCAGTTTCTTGGGGACCTATTACTACAGATGCATGTGCATTTTGTAATACTGAACCTGCAAGACCAATGATAGGTGGATATGGAATAACAGCACCTGCAGGGCAAACAATTGCATTAGGTGCATCAAATGATACTACTTTTGCTTTAGCTAACTTAAACTTTGGAAGTAGTAGAGTAATTAACGACATAACTCTTACTCCATTAGGATATGTTTATTCTGGGTGGTTTTCAGGTGTATCAAGTGTAGGTTTTCCATTAGTTTCAGGATTAGGAAGTATTGTATTAATTAATTGTGATTTTACTCCTAATACAACATTTTTTGGTTCAGGTTTTAGTACAAATTCGCCAGGAGTTCCTACATATATTCAAAAAGTAGTATACGATGCAAATACAAATAGACTATATGTTGCAGGAAACTTTGTTAGTTATAAAGGAGTTCTTTGTACACCAGGATTTGTAGTTTTAAATGCTACTACTGGTAACATTGATACAACATTTGCTACAAGTACAGTAGGTGCTGTAAATAGTCTTGGGGCAAGCACTGTAAATGATATTACAATTCAACAAGATGGTAAAATATTAGTGGGTGGTATATTTACAAGCATGTATGGAAACAACTCTTGTAAATACTTATGCAGATTTACATCTACAGGTGTTGTTGATACAAGTTTAAATTTAGGAACAAGTTTTACTTTTTCAACACCAGTATTATTAAGTGTAGAAACAATACTATCAAATTCAGCAGGAGACATCTTTGTAGGAGGAGTTTTTGATACGTATCAAGGTGTATCAAGAAGTGGAATTGTGAAAATGTCTTCAACGGGTGCAATTAACACAACATTTAATCCTGGAATAATTGGTATTCCTATAGGTTGTTCAGTTCGAAGTGTTTATAAAATTGTATATCAAGGTACACAATTGTTAATTGGTGGCTCTTTTAATTCATTTAATGGAGGTGGTACACCTGGCGGTTTTGCAAGAATTAGTGATACTACTGCAGCATTTGATTCATCATTTACTTTATATACACCAGTAGGGGCATGTCCAGAAGTAAGACACATTGTTGTTAAAAATAATAAAATATATTTAGGAACTACATACACCCAGTATGGTCCAAGCACAAAAGCAAAATATTATATCTTAAATTCAAATGGTACTATATCAACCACAACAACTGTAAATATTACAGGAGGAACTGGATCTGCTATTAGAGCTATTTTGTTAGTACCTTTTTAAAATGTTTAGTTTGTTGGTTTTCTAAACATTGAAAGACACCCTCTTGTAGAAATATGGGAGGGTTGTTTTTTATAATAAATAATTACTACATTTGTATAACTCCAAATACTTAATACTATGACTCTTATCACAAAATTGGTATACCAAGGATTAAAAAGAAAGAAGTCTAATCATGAAGAAGCTACAAGATTAGGATTATCTTTGACAGATTACAAAATAATTAAAAAAGAAGTAACAAAAACTATTTATAATCTTGAAGATCATACAGAAATTAATGATGAACTATTTATCAAAATTGGAAATAGTATTGCAAAATCAAAAAATGAAGTTTCAAAAGTAACAGAAGTGCATCACAATGAAGACACAGGAACCCGTAAAATAACAGGGATATCTTCAACAGAACCAAAAACACCTGATGAAATTATAAAGTTATTAGGAATAGATACGACAAAATGGAAACTGTCTCAATTTTGGAACAAAGAACAAAACAACAAATGGTTAATTTCAGCATTAATTACAAAACTTCCTGAAGCACAAGTAATACAACAATCATTTTTACAGCAACTTGTAACTTATAAGTTACCTGCTTACACAAATATAAACCCTATACATTTAAACTCAGTATCATCTGAGAAAGTGTGTGGGGTTATTTCATTACAGGATCTGCACTTTGGTAAACCAGGTAATGAAACCATGGGAGAAATAATGGATACGGCATTGCTTTATCTTGTTGGTAAAGCATATAAAAATTATCACTTAGATAAAATTGTATTTATAATTGGACCAGACACTCTTAACATGGACACTTTTGACGGAACCACAACAAAAGGCACACTGGTAGAAAACTCTGAGGTTGCTACTAAAGCATACATAAAAGCATTTGACGCAGTGTGTAATGGTATAAATAGACTTAAACAATTTTGTGACAACCTTGAGGTTGTATTCATTCCTGGTAATCATGATAGATTATCTTCTTATCATATGATTCATGCAGCAGCTCAAGTGTTTCGAAATGATTATAATATTACTTTTAATGTGGAATACGCTGAACGCAAAGTAATTGTATATGGTAAAAACATGATTGCTGTTGAGCATGGTGATGTATCTTCTAAAAACAATCCATTAGTTTATGCTGTTGAGTTTCCAACTGAATGGGGTAACTCTACTCATCGCATTTTGTACACCGGACATTATCATGGTAGAAAGACAAAAGAAGTAATTACTGAGAATGAAGAACAAGGATTTGTTACGCGAATCATTCCAGCACTTACGTCTTCTGATTATTATCATTATCATAACAAATGGACTGGTAATCAAAGAGCTGCAATAATGCATATTCACGAAGCAGATAAAGGATTGATATCTGAATTTGTATATACAGTGTAATATAATTGGACAAATCCTTTAATATGTTCTTATTTTTTAGTAAATTCTTAATGTAAATAGTTTATGAATAAACCAAACTTAAATGCACCACGATTCAGAAAAATGACAGATGGTACATTGAATACAGATTTTATAAAGATGTTGAAAGAAAAAGTTCCAGCATCTGCTAATTTAACAAGTCAGCAAATAAAATCTATAGTGAGCATGTTTAATAAAAACATGTGGCACTCAGTAATTGATAAACGAGATGGTGTTGAACTGCCCGAACAAATCGGACATTTGTTTGTTGGAACTTGTCCACCACCAAAAAAGAAAAATATTGATTTTAAAGCAAGTGAAGAATATTTGCAGACTGTTCAACATAGAAATTATGAAAGCGATCAGTTTCTTGCAAAAATATTTTTTACAACCTTTGGAAGCAAATATAGATTTAAGAATCATGAATTATGGGCATTTGATGCAACAAGAGAATTTAGTAGAACTGTAAGTGCTACATATCCTGAAAATTGGAAAAAGTATTTACAAGTTGATCCTAAAGTAAAAATCTCAAATATCTATAAATCAGACTCTTACAAGTTGGATAAAAAAGATGAAGAACAAGAACTTATTAAATACTATGATGAGTTCGATTTATAAATAAAATTATGATAGCAATAGGTGAAGTTTTATCAAGAGTACGTAATCAAATCAAAGCAGTAAAACAAGACGCGTTTCTTACTGATAGATTTTTGTACTCTATGGTAATGAAGCATGCAAAAATGCTTGTACGTAGACAAGACATTCAAAACAGAATAATGAAATTCAACAGTGTATTTCAAGTTTTGAATTATGTAGAACTTATTGAAGTTGATCGTGCTGAATCACAATGTCATTGCATAACATCCGGATGTACATTTAAGCGTACAAAAGATAAACTACCTAATATGATGGAGGGTCATTGGGGACCTATATTTAGATTAGTGTCTTCATTAGATTTGTCAGAAGAAGTAATACCAACATATCCAAACACTTTTGAAAAAATGTCAAACCAAAAGACATTTAAGTATAACAAGAAAAAATATTACTGGTACATGGATGGTCATATTTATTTTCCAAATCTTGAATGGGATGCTGTTAGAATTGAAGGTGTGTTTGAAGGTGACATAAGTGGTTACAATTGTGATACTACTGATGATTGTACATTTATTCAAGATAAAAATTTTGCTATACCTGAATACTTATATGCAGAGATAGAGCAAAATGTTATAAAAGACTTAGGGGCAATGATGGCTGTTCCATCAGATCCACAACAAGATAATAGAAACATAATTAACTAATTTGCATTATGGCGTTAACTGAATCACAATATAGAACATTTGATGACTTATTAGACAGTGTAAAAATTGATTTATACACATGGGATCTTGAAGGATTAATTTCACCTCAACAACTTATCAAAGTTGCTATACGTGTAAATTATGACTTAGGTCTACGTATAAATCAATCACGTTCAAAAGCAATTGAAATACACAAAGGAAAAGGAAAACTTCCTCAAGACTTTTACGTAATGAATTTTGGATTAGTATGTGAAGAACACTATACTGAAGAAATACCTACTTATAACAAAACATATACTGAAGGTATCTTAGAAGGAATTGCTCTTTCAGAAAACTTTTTAGCAGATAAATTTGTTAATCAGTCTACTACTTTTACAGATATTACACAGGGATCTAATATCATTAATCATCAATTACATACGCAAAACATAATTGTTCAAGCGTTTGGTCCAGATGGTGTTGCATTAGATTTCGATATTAATATTATTGATTCTGACAACATAAATATTATATCAACATCTATGACCACTATAACAAATGTTAAAGTGATTATAATGGGTGCTAAAATAAGCACAATGGGTACAGGTTCTGGTTCTTGTCCAGCATTACTTGATTGTGCAGCTGACGGTACTCCTCATGTGCACTATGTTACAAATGGTAAAAGAACTGATAGTAGAAGTTTAATTCCATTAAGAATGCACAGGTCTAAATCGGTATCTGCTGATTGTTTTAATTTGAATGTAAAAGGTAGATACGATGCGTATATAAAAAATGGATTTATTCATGTGAATTTTGACGAAGGTGTTATATATGTTAACTATCAATCTTTAATGGAAGATGACGATGGTAACTTATTAATACTGGATCATCCTTATTGTAATGAATATTATGAATACGCAATTAAACAACGTATTTATGAGAACTTATTTATGAGTGGTGAAAATGTTGCCAATCATTTACAATTAATGGAACAAAAACTACGTGGTGCACGTGCTAATGCATTATCATTTGTCAACACTCCTGATTTTAGAGAAATGAAAGACTTATGGGAAATGAACAGAAGAGCACAGTATCACAATTATTATAACATGTTTAAAAGTTATATGTACTAAGACATGGCTGAAGAAACTAAAAATACAGGAAACCCACGATTGATTAATAGTTTTATAAAAGGAATGCAGAAGGATGCTACCGATGTGTATGTACCTGATGGCGTTTGGTTTAATGCTATTAATGCAATCAACAATGCTCATAATGGTGAGTTAGGTGCAATTGGTAATGAACAATCTAATTTAGAATGTTCTACATTCCCATACACGGTAATTGGCATCATTCATAAAACTCAAACAGAATGGGTTATATTTTCAACAGATAATGTAAATTCTGAAATTGGAATATTTGATGAGGCAGACTGTTCATATAGAACACTTGTCAACGACTTATGTTTAAAGTTCAGTACTTTTAATTTAATCACCGGTGCTTCTAAAGAAAATTATGATTGTTCTTATTCAGTATACTGGCAAGATAATCTAAACCCAGATAGAGTAATGAATCTGGATGCAGATAAAATTCCGTATATATGTGAACCAATACTTATCAATGTAGATAAAAAATGGAATAATTATACTGTTTCAAGAGCTGCAGAAGTTAATCCTTGTGGTCAATCTACCAATGCGGGAGGAGCAGGTGTTACAGAAACAATTCATGCTCTTGGTGATAGTTTTGGTGTAGTAACAATTAATTACGAAATGTTTACTATACAAGATCAAATGGATGTGTGGTTTGATGCAAATCCTCTTACAGATCCACCAACTGTTACAACAGGTGGACCAGTGTCTGGTACAGGCACATTAACATTTAATAAATTTTCATTAACATCTACATGTGTTGTGAGAGTTACAGGACCAAACGGTACTGAATGGAATTATACAGTTAATTGTCCAGTAGTGACGCCTGAAACACCACCAATGCCTATTATATCCACAGGTATTTTTTATACAGATGAAAATGATCTTTTAGTTGAAGTGCCAAGTTTAGATTATGGACAAACTGTTACAATATGTGTATTAGAAGGCAGCATTGACATAGTTAATATTGCACAAGGATACAGTGTTTCAGAACCTGGTGATGTATGTTTTGAATTTAATGAACTTGTACCTGATCCAGATGCGTGTGGTGCAGAGTGCTGTACTTCACAATTAGATTGTGACGCGTTAAGATTGCATCCGTTAATACAACAACCATGTGTTACTGTAAATAAATCAGCAGGTTCTGGTCAATTAAATAATGGTTCTTATCAAGCAGTTATTGCATATTCTGAGAACGGTATTAAACTTACTGATTACAGTATGCCAAGTAATGCACAGTCATTATGGGATCACACCGGTATGGGAGGTTCTATTGATATTATTGTAGACAACTTGGATCCAAATTTTGATGAATACGAGTTAGTGGTTATTGCAACTATTAACCAACAATCTGTTGCTAAAAAAATTGGTTACTATTCTACAACTCAAAGAAAAGTGCATTTAGATTTATACAATGCTTCTTTAATTACAGTTGAACTCTCTCTTATTCCTTTAAGAAAAGTAATATACGAGAAGAGTGAAAAAATGTTTGACATTAGTGGATACTTGTTAAGATCAGGGGTTACATCGCAACCGTTTTTTAATTATCAACCATTAGCAAATCTTATACAAACAAACTGGGTTGCAGTCGAATATCCTGCAAGTTACTATTGGGATGGTGGTCATGAAACAGGATATTATAGAGATGAGGTATATTCATTTTTTATTAGATGGGTATTCAATACAGGCGCTCGTTCTGCATCATTTCATATTCCTGGAAGACAATCTACAGCAAATGATCTTGTTCTATTACCAGTATCAAATCCTGATTTACTTATTAATACTCGTAGACGTACATGGCAAGTTTATGATACATCTTCTATTACAAGTACTTCTTCTGAAACACGACCTGATGGTGGTGTAATTATTGCTCGTGGAACAATGGCGTATTGGGAATCTTCTGAATTGTATCCTAATGAGCATCCTGAAATATGGGGTGAGTTATGTAATGAAGCAATTAGACATCACAAGATGCCTTCTAATGAAACTATTCATATACATGACACAACCGGTACAAGAATAATTATTCTTGGTGTAGAATTTACTAATATAAAACAACCGGTTGATAATGATGGTGTGCCTATTGAAGAAATTGTAGGATACGAAATTCTTCGTGGATCACGTGAAGGAAACAGAAGTATTCTTGCAAAAGGTATGTTTAATAACATGGTGCAGTATGACATGCAAAATACTGTAACTCTGAAAGGATTATTTCAAAATTATCCCTACAATGATGTAACTACAGTAGATCCTTTTTTACAATCTTATAATCCTGGAGTTAATAATAATTTGCAAGTGCAAGATGCTATATTTTCATTTCACGCACCTGAAAATAATTTAGTACGACCATACGTAGGTGGTGGTGGACATGTAAAACTTTATACTGAAGAAATTGGTTTAGCTGAAATATATGGTATTATTCCATATAAACATCCGCGTTTTAAATTTATACATGATGATTTTTTTGCAGTAGCTGTTATTGTTTCTACAGGTATTGCATTGTTAACATTATTTGGTAATCAATCTGTTACAACAGGTTCTACAGGACATTCTACATATCTTGGTGGCGAAACTCATACGTGGGGAGCTCCTTATGGAATTGGTCAAGAAGCAGTTTTAAGAACACCTGGTGTATCTCCAGGAACTGGAAATTATGATACACATTTAACAACCTCAACAGGTGGAGGTACTGCAAACGTGATAGCAGGTATACTTCAAAATAATATTAATGCTGCTGCAAATGGTGCTCAATCAGGTAGTACTGGTGTTCTTAATATTGCAGCAACTATTGCAACTATTGTTGTTGCAGGATTAACCGCATCATATACTTTTTTACAAGCATTGCAAGTTTGTATTGATATTATGTATGAAATGATTAATTTTCACGATTGTGTAATTCAGTTAAATAGTCATTCATTTTATAATAGTTTTTCTAATGTTGTAAACACAAATGTTCCTTCATCATTACAACCATCTATTACCAGACCTATTGCACCACAAGGAGCAAAATATGTTAGTTCAGGACTGCAAGATTTTAATTCTACCCAAAGAATTAATAATAATAATAGAAATAAATTTTTAGCAATTCAAACACAAACATCTGTTCCTTTTACATTTAACGTTGACAATTCAAAACAATTAATTGCTGATCCTAATAATATAGCAAAAATATATACACAAAATACAGCATCTTATTATGGTGCAGTAAAAGTTGATTATGAAAACCAGTACGGACAATTATATAGTATTGTACAAATACCTACTAACTCATGTGTATATTCTACTAATAAAAATGTATTAATTCCAAATTCAACATCACAAATTTTTGGCGGAGATGTATACATAAATAGATATACTGAAAAAAATACATATTATTTTTATAATACATGGTTAATTGATGTGCCAAATGGGACAGAATGGAATTATAAAAATTATGTAAATGGACCGTTACCGACATATTGGTTAGATTCTACAAGATATGATGCTTCAAGATTTGATGTAGCTCTTGACTGGTCAGCTGTAATTTTTCCACAATTTAATTTTAATTCTCCAGGTGATTATTATAATTTAGATACTCGTGGTCAAGTAAATACTGGTCAGTTAGTTAATTCAAGTTTTTATGATTCTTGGATGTATTTATCATTTAGTGGTGTAAGAGACTTTTTTACTGAGTCAGAATTAAATGTAGCATTTAGAGATTATGGTGAAGAACCATGGGAAAAATTTTATGATCCAATTGGTAACTCGTTTACTGATTTGGACACAATGTTTAGAAGTGACCTTATAACAAGACCAATTTATTATGAATATGACTTATCACTTAGCGCATCCAAATTGTACAGTAACTTTGCTTCCTGGTCAAATATCTTACCAAGGGACTATGATCCAACCTTGTACGAAACATGTTTTCAATACCTCCCAAAAAGAGTTGTGTATTCATTACAGCAACAAGAAGGACTTAAGCGAGACAACTGGAGAAACTATTTACAAAATAACTATAGAGACTTTGGAGGAAAAATAAGCACCATTAAATCATTAAATGCACAAGGTGCAATTATCTTGTATGAAGATGCTGAACCTACACAATTTGTAGGTGTTGATACTTTACAAACACAAGGTGGTGTAAAATTTACAATAGGTGACGCAGGATTGTTTCAACAAAACATGCAGTCACTTGTAAATGCAGATGATGCTTTTAAATATGGAACATGTATTTCAAGCAAGTCTGCGGTAAACACTCCTTATGGATTGTTTTGGGTATCTCAACAAACTGGTAAAGTTGTTAATTATACTGGTGGTGGAATGAATGAAATTTCTAAAGACGGTATGAAATACTGGTTCTTAGAAAACTTACCATCTCCATTATTAAAAAAATATCCAGAGTTTCCATTGTATGATAATGTTGTTGAAGGTATATCAATTCAAACAGTATTTGATTCACAATACGACTTACTTTATATTACTAAAAAAGATTACAAACCTACAGCAGAGTTTGATGCAATTGCAAACTGTTTAGTGTATGTTAATGGTGAAGGATACTATGTTAATGAATCATTGTGTAATGGTGCAGAATATATTTACAACTGCCCTGCAGGATACACTTATAATCCTATTAGTGGATCATGTGAGAAAAATGTTGTTACTTCATTGTGTGCATTAGACGGATTTGTGTATAATCCTGTATCAGGATTTTGTGAAAATACTAACGAAGATCCACCTGAAAATTCACCAGCATCACCGTGTAGTGAAGATTGTGTTACTGATATAGAAGAAAACACATGTACTTGTATTCTAAGAGCACCTGCAGTGTTAGGTCCTGTTTTGACAAAAATAGATATCAAAGACTTTTTAGAAGAAATACGTTGGACAATAAGTTATGATCCAAAATTAAAAATATGGTTATCATTTCATGATTGGCATCCTGAATGGGTATTACCTTCTTATGATCACTTTTTAACTATTAAATCAGGTCAATCAATTGCACCTGTTTGTCCACCAGGATACACATTTGATCCAAACACAGTTCAATGTGTTAAAACAGTTTCAAATACTGAACTTGCTCAAGTTACTATTTCAGAAGTTGCAGCAACTGTAATACCTGATCAAATACCATGTTTAATTGACATTGTTATTGCAATGGATGTTTCTGGTAGTACAACTACAGGAAATAGAATTGAAGCGCAAAGACAGTTTGTTCAAGATTTTTTAAACTCTTCTCAAATTTCAGCTGGAATGGCAGCAGGAGACATTCAAGTAGGTTTTACAAGATGGTCAAGTGGTCAAAATTCGATGCAGCCTTTAGGATTTTCTATGAGCAACACAGTAACACCTGCTGCTGTAGCAACTTATTATAATGCTGCTCCAGGAGGTGGTACAAATATTTGTAATGGATTTGCAGGAGCAACAGTTGTTTTAGCTGATAAAGCTAATTCTGAACTTGGAGATAGAACATCGACTTCTATACTAAGATCTATAATGTTGTTTATGACAGATGCAGTTGCAAATAATGAAGGAGGAAATCCTTCTAATTGTGGTGCAGGTAGCACAGCTGTTGGGTGTGCTTTACAAAACACACCTAATACAGAAGTGTATTCTGTATTTTGTGATCCATCCAGTCCTACTTTACCAGGTGGTGCAGCAGCATTATTAGATGCAATTACTTGTAATGTAACAGCAAACCAGTTTATTGTAGTTGCTGATGGTAGTTTTCCAGCTAATACAACAGATGTTGTGGCAAACGCTGTTGCAGGTGCAATATGTGATGATCCTCCAACATGTACTTGTCCTCCGGGATATACTTTAATTGGTGAATGTAGTGAGACTAATCCTCCAATTTGTAAAAAAGTGACTTGTAAATGTCCTACTGTTTGTGAACCTGGTGCAGAAGTATCTACAACTGGAGCATGTGACGATGTTTTACAAGCAGGTAATCCTGGTTATATAAATCAAGATCCATTGGTTTGTTTGTCAAGTTATACTTTAATTAAACCTGCAAGTAATTCAATAAGTAAAATTTGGAGACACAATGTTCGTACAGATAGTTTTGCAAATTATTATGGTGATGATTTTCCTTGGGAAGTTGAATATAGTGTTGTTACACCTAATACAATTACAACATTAAGAAATTTTGAATACACTCTTGATGTGTACAAATATTATAATGATGGTAAAGACTTTAATCATATTCTTGATGAAAACTTTGACAGAGCTATCATTTTTAACTCTGAACAGAATAGTGGATTGCTTAAGTTAAATTTAAAAACTAAAAATGATCCGTTGACATTATTAACCTATCCTGTTATAAACATTGACTCTATTGACATTCAATTTAGCAAAGAAGAAAACAAATTTAGATTCAATCAGTTTTATGATGTTACTGCTGATAGAGGTGAGTTTACTAACAACACGGTTCCAATGTGGATCACTGCTGCTGATGGTTATCACAAAATAATTAATCCTGCTTATGTTAACTATGCTAAACAACCATTACAACATAAAAAGTTTAGACACTATGGTAATAAAATTATATTACGCAAAAACATAAGCAACGATAAGAAAATGATTCTTAAATTTGTAAATAATAAATACTTATTAAGTCCACGATAATGAGCACGAACAGAGAAATATTGATGAAATTCATCACAGGACAAACTGAAAAGGCGCGTCAAGATGTTTCCATGCAAGGATACAAAGATGATTCTCCATATAGAAATAATCCTTCCAATACTATTTATGGTACACCGGATGGAACATCTATTACAATGGAAGAAGTAAGCATTCCTCTTGTTGGTAGAGATGAGTTTGGTAACACACAAAAAATGTTTCCTGGACAAAAATATGAGTATCCTGGTTCGCGCGTAGTAGAAACACCTATGGCAAAGTATGGTGGTTTACTTAATAAAACTATTAAGTGTTCAAATTGCGGTTGGTCTTGGAAAGCTGCAGATGGTGGTAACGATGTTACTACTTGTCATAAATGTGGTAATGAAAATAAGATAATGCAATCTGGTGGTGAAGCAGATTTTAACAAAGTAAAAGAATGGTATAATAATTACATAGACTCGCCATTATATAAAAGAAATTTACAAAATTCAGGTTACATAGATGTTGATAAAGTAATTGAACAAAGAAAATCAAACATCGGCAAAACAGAGTATGTATATGATGAAAATAGACTTGGTACATATTACCAACCTAACACTAACGTAGTACATCATGCTCCTAAAAAAGATTCTGAAATATGGTCTAAAGAATACGAAAGTGTTTTGCCACAGGATACTGTACTTGCACATGAATTTGGACATTCTGTATTAGACAATAGTAAAACATTTTTTGGAAGACAAACTCCTGGTTATAATAGATATGATTATGAACAGTTGCAGTCAAGAAACAAAGACAGAAAAATATCAAGAGGTCCTAATGAAAATTATGCTGATCAAAAAGCATTGCAGTATGAAGCTGCAAAACTTGGCATATATAAACCTGGTTTTGAAGAATTTACAAAAGAGCATTTAGATAAATTACCTGTTGATATAAAAGACAGAGCTTTACAGAATTATTCAGAAGAAGACCTTATATGGTTAATGAATAATATTGCTCAAAATAACAATAGCAATGATGACCAAATGGTTGTTGCAAAAAATGGTGGAAGTTGGTTCGGTAATGCAGATGAAATGTCTGTTAGTAATAAGTATCAAAATGCAGGAACTGTAAACCCTACAAACATTTCCGAGAAAAATACTAATACAAATGAAGCAGCTCAAAGAGTTGTGCAAATTGCAGAAGAAAGAATTAAAAATAATAACTATGTAGATGTACCTAAAGATATTGAAGATATTGCAAAAGCGAGAGGTGAATCAGCGTTTAGTTGTATAGGCGGTGTATGCACAGTTTTAAAAGAAGCTGGTGTAATGGACAAAGTTGATTGGTCTAATACGCATTTTTCTGAACATGCAAAAGAATATGGTTTTACAGCAAATCAAGGATGGGGTGTAAAAGGTATTGAAAATTTAGAACCTGGAGATGTATTACAATATAACAATAAATTAAATAAACAAGGCAACTACTATCCAGGACATTCTCAAATTTATTTAGGTAAAGATGCAAGTGGTCAATTTCGATTTTTTGATAATTTTTGGAAAACTGAAAGAACTTATTTTGAAGATGATGTAAAAAAGTTGCTTGATAGAGCAAGAAAAAAAACAGAACTCTCAGCAACTATTTATAAAGTTAATCCGTATGATGATTCAAATCCATTAGGACTTACTCCAGAAGAAAAGAAAAACTATGATGATAAACAAGAGTTTATAAAAAACGAATCAAAATCTAAACAGTCTTACATATGGAGTGTATCTAAAAAAGCAAAAAATTATAACGACACTACAAAACGTGTTATAGATACTTTTATTGAGTATGCAAATGACAATGATAAAATAAACGATCTTGTAAAAAAGACTGGTAAATCAAAAGAAGAAATTCATGATTCATTATTAAACGTGTTTGGAGAACTTGGTGCAGAAAATAACTGGACTACTTCTAAAGGAAAAGGTGTTGGATCTTTCTTTGAAAATGTTGCTGAAAGTGTTGTAACAGCATTTGGAGGTGGAAAAAAATTATCAGTAGGACCTGGTCAAATTAAATATCAATTTATTCCAAAAGATTTAAAAGAAAAGTTTAACATACAATCCCCAAATGATTTATATGACTTAGATAAAGTTTTACCATTAATGACAGCAATGGATTTAAGAGATAAACAAGTTTTAGAGAACTGGGGTAAAAATAATACATTAAGTAAAAAATTATTTGGATGGACTCGACCAGCAATTACTGATAATGAAGGAAACATAATATCAGGAGGATTTACTGCAGATCAACTATATACTGAAACAGACGGTTCAAAATTAAGCAATGGTGTTGGTAGATACTCTCCATATTTACGTAATCAATATTCATCTATTGCTTCCGGAAATACATGGGAAGGAGGTAATGATTGGATACCTTTTAATGAAGGTACTTTACCTAACTTTACAGAAGGTCGCTTTACAAAAAGTGGAGAAGATGAAATGAGAGTAAAATACGAAAGAGATCCTGGAAGTTATCCTTATAAAGTAGAACAAAACTGGAGAGATAAT